TTGTGGCTGTCCAAGCGCTGTCGCTGGTGCGGGTGATCCGCACCGGCTGCAGGTCAGGATGCACCACGATCAGCGTGTCAGCTGACTGAGTCCAGCACATATCGTCAACCATGTCGCTGGTGATGCTGGTCGTCAGATAGTTGTTGGCCCCGCCATTGATGGCCGTGATGACCACGCCATTCTTGATGACGTACATGCGCTGGTGCGTAAAGCACAGCATGTAGCTGTCTGTCACTGAGAACTGAAACGGCACCAGGCGCACACCGTTGCCGGCGCTTGCGGTGCTGGTGTTGGGCAGCTCGAGGATGTGCTTGGTGCCAGGCCGGCGGCGCAGTCCACCCTGGGGTTGGATCAGCACGTTGGTGGCCTTGGCCAGAGCGTTGTTGTACTGCTCCAGCTCGACACGCGCCCGTAGCAGCGGATCCAACTCTCCGGTCGAGAAGTTTGTCTGGAGGTCAACGAAGCGTGGCATCAGTACCTCGCCGTTATCAGGGTGTAGTCGTCGATCACTTTGATGGAGTTGTTGGCCCCATCAATCTGCGTGGCCTGCCTAAAGTAGCCGCCCCGCCCGTTCTCGCCAGCTTCACCCAGCGCCATGCGCCGCCAGAAGCCAGCCTTCTCAGATTGCTCGGTGATCGGCTCTGCGATGTGCCAGGCCACCTGGTACTTAAGCAGCTGCACGAAGTACTGCGGCATGGCGAACTCAGGGGTGCTGTATTGGTAGTCGATATAGACCGACTCCAGGTTGGTCAGCACCTGGTCGCCCTGGATCTCCCACTCCTTGCGCGGGGTGGAGCCAACTGCGGCGCTGTCGTACACAGCTCGCGGGCTGCCAAGGCGATCACCCGGCAGCTGATAAGCGTACTTCCAAACGCTGCCAGGCGCTGTGATCAGCCTGGCCAGCGCAATCTTCTTCATGCTGAAGCTCCACGGGTACATCATCAGCGTGGAGTCTCGGATGTCTGGGTAGAGTCGGTCGCAGACGCTGGATTCGTCGGTGCCATCGTTGAAGGACGAAATCGCCTTCGCGCCCAGCATCAGCAGGGCATCTGAGCAGATGGTGATTCCGGTATCGCCTGCAGCCATGTGAACCTCTCAATGTGAGAAGGGCCAGCCCCCGAGTACTCAGTGGCTGGCCCGTTCCTATTGACGCCGATTAGTCGGAGTCAGTGTTAGACAGCGTGGTGCCGTCCGTCACATCAACAACGCCCGAAGCGTTGGACACGACATAAACCAGCGTGACGACGGCGGTGGTGCCGGTCGAGGTCACGCAATGGATGATGTCGCCCACTTCGAGGAGGCTAGACAGCGAGTTGAAGTACCCGCTGGTGTTGACATCCGCAATCGCGTCGGTGGTCTTGTAACCATACATCGACGGTGCGTTGCCGCGCTTGGAAGCGCTGTAGGCGGTAAAGCCGTCTGCAGAGTAAGCCATTCTCAGACCCTCCTATTAGGCTGCAGCCGCAGTGTCGCGGGCAGTGATCTTGACGATACCCTCGGCATCGATAGCAACTGCACCAGCAGAGAACAGGGCATTGACAAGCCAGCTGGTCTTCTCGGGGATGTAGTTGATCTCAGTGCGAGGAGCGATGCCTTCAGCGTAGCCGATGGCGTCCTTGTGGAACGCATACAGCGTGCGGTCAGACGAACCGTCGATGGGCAGACCACCTTCCGAGCGGTCACCCAGAACATGGAACGTGAAGCCCATGAACTGGTTTATCTCGCCCTGCACCAGCGCCTTGACGGTGTTGAAGTCCGAGCTGGTGACCGAAGTCTGCTCGAGCATCGCGTTCAGCGAGTTGGCGTGGATGATGATGTTGCGGCCCTCAGCAGGCACATTCTTGGTGTTGAGGATCTTTGCAGCCTCGCGCAGCTTGGCGATGTTCATGTTGGTGTTTGCACCACCAATAGAGTTCGCCACGGTGCCAGTGCCAGAAGCTGCATTGAGCGCATCCAGAATCATCTGATCCTGGCGACGGCCAATAGCAGCGCCCACCACTTGGGCCAGCTCAGAACGCTCATCGAAGTTGACCTTCTGCTGCGAGAAGATGTCGCTGTACTCAGCGGCATTCCAATCGCCCAGCGTGCAGGTCACCGTGCTAAAGCCCACGTTCATGGGGGTCACATCGGTCTGGGTCACACGGGCGGTGGCAACACCACGGCCCACTTTGGGGAACTTGACAGTGGAGCCTTCGACACCACGACGCTGACGCACAGCACCCACCAGCATTGCTTTGCCCTGGTAAGCCTGTTTGACCTCAGCATCGAAGAGCGTCACAAAGGCGTTCGAAAGAGAAACGCTCATTTGATTTACCTCATTCGGTTGATTGATCAGGGTTCTCGCGCCGGTAAGCCGCAGATGCGGGCCTGTGCTTGCTGTTTACGTCAGCCACTCGTCAGCATCTCGCTGCGGTCAGGGCCGGTTGCCCGGTGAGCCATGTCCTTGATTGTAGACAAAAACAACAGTTGTCAATAGGGGCTGTTGCATTATGGACAAAAAAACCCCGGCGCTCGGGCCGGGGAAAGGGCAACTGCCTTCCGGCAGCGGAGGGGGAGACGCCCTCGTCTATTTGGCAAACTGGTCGAACATCTTTTCGACCTTCTGCCGGTATGCACTGTCTGTCTTGTAGCGGGGATCGGCCACCATCGCATACATCTCATCCTTGGAGGGTGCGCCTTCCATCGGAGCCGACTCGATGGGCACCCGGCCTTCGTAGGCGGTGCGGATCTTGACCAAGGCCTGCAGCCCTCGGGCTGTGCCACCCATGATCTTGAACTCCTCGAAGTCGTCCTTGCTCCAGACGCCCTTGTTGACCAGGCCACGCGCCCAATCGACCATGCCGTTAACCATTGCGTTGGCATTGGGGCCGAGCTTGGCCATCTCAGCCTTGGGATCGACCATGTCGCCCTCGAGCATTTCCTTGGCGTTGGTCTGCAGCCGGTCTACCAGATCGTCAAACTGGGCCTGGGACAGGCCGTTGTCCTTGGCCCAGCCAACCATGGTGCTGGCCATGGGGTTGTCTTCGACGTTCTCACCAAACTTGCTGGTGTCGTATTTGCCATTGGCCGGCGCGTTGTGTGCGCCCTTGCTGATCTTGCCGCGCAGATCCCGCCAGCTCTTAGCCAGCGATTCGTAATCGGCCTTGCCGTCCTTGACGAAGTTCTCTGGCAGCCACTCTGGCGGCGCCTCGGATGCGCCGGTTGATGCCGCTGGGGCTGTGGCCTCTGCCTTGTGGGGGATCTCAGCCTTCTGCGGCTCTGCTGGTTTGTTTGGGTCTTCGATGGTGACAGAGTCCAATAGGCCGGTGGACTCGCCGCCGGGTTGGTCGTTGGTGTCGCTCATAGTTTCCTTGCTTGATTAACCCGCGCTATCAAGTCCCGCACCACGCTTCGCTGCCCATCGGCAAAGAAGGCATAGCTGGGATCAGCGCCCGGCACGGCAACGGGCACATCCACATACATCTCCTGCAGCCACTCCATCAGCTTCTGGCCATCCTCGCTGCCCAGCACCCGCAGGCACAGCCGCATCAGGTCTTCGCGCTTTTGCTTGACCTCGCGGATGTCCTCGGTCTGGTCGGCTGACTCAAGGTCGTCCCAGCCGCTCATGCCATGGCCCCTTCAGGCGGCGCCATAGGCGCCTGGCCGGCCTGCTGCTGCATCATCATGGCCTGGGCAATGGCGGCTTGCTCCTGGGCGCCCTTGGCTTCCTCCATCAGCACGGCACGCTCTGCCTGGCTGTTACGCACGGCCATCGGCACGCCGAGCTTCTCGCCCAGGTAGTCGGGGATCCGATCGTTCTTCAGGGCGAAGGCACCGTCTGCGCCGAAGCCTTGCATGAGCTGCGCGTACTGCAGGATGGCCTGCACCTCGTCCATGGCCTGGGCCTGGGCCAGCGGCGCCTCGGGCACCACCTTGACCTCCAGGCCATTGACCCGCAGCGGCATGTCGATCAGGCCACGCTCGTCCATGACCTCGAGGATCTTGGCCACCAGCGGGATCATCGTTTCGTTGATGAGGCGACCGAAGGCAGAGCCGAGGTTCTGCGACAGCTCCTTCATGCGCTCCACGATCTCGGTGGCCGAGCGGGCGCTCATGTTGTCGGGTGGCAGCGACTCGTCCAGCAGGATCCGCTTGACGTTGGCACGCAGGTCGTTGATGACCAGCTGCGACACATTGAAGTCGCCGGCGCGGGGCAGGGCGGCCAGGGCCGGGCCTTGCGGGCCACCGTTGCGTGCCACAGGGATGATGGCGCCGGGAGCCAGCTTGACGGTGTTGGGGTTCAGCACCCCGTCGTCAGCAGCGGTGTAGACCCCAGAGACAGCCAGGCTGGCGTTCTAGAG